GTCGTATGTCCGGAAGACGTCCGTGATGTGGATCTCTTCGCCATCCGGTGTCCATTCCGGAGTGACCTTCGTGTGCGTCCCGCCATGCCAGTAATCGCTCGTCCATGTGGAGTTAAGCAGCTCCTTTTTCATGCCGAGGATGTTGTATCTGCCTTCCTGGGCGAGATCTGTCTGGCCGTATCCGGTCTCGATGATCGACTGGCCAACGAGGACGCTGGCCAGATACCCGAACCGGCTCGCCGCGTTCTGGGCGAGCGGGATCATCTTCTGAACGAATTCATTTTCCGTCATCTTCGTCATCTCCATCTAATTCTTCTTTGACCTTCCCCAGCTTCTTTAATATGCGCTTTGGGAAGGCGACGCCGGCCTGATTCAAATTCTCCAAGACTGACACGGATTCCATGACGACAATATAAAATGATATCCATGTGGCCAGCCTGTAATCGGCCACGACAGGGACCGCTGCCTCCGCGACGAAGCCGATGATCACCGTGAGCAGCTCCCCGCCCTTACGGTAAAGGCCCTTACGCATCTTCGTGCTGTCCCATGTCCCGTTGATGGTCGCCTGGATCCAGCCGGTCACGATATCGGCGCCAGCACCAATAAGGGGCAATAAAAAGATCCAGTAAATATGCGAATAACTCAATGCTGATAAATCCACGACTTTATGTCCTCCTTAAATATCCTGCTAAAAAAGGAGCCTTTCAGCTCCTCAATCCTCGTTATCGGACTCCCTGTCATTCTGCAGGAGAACAATCAGTTCTGACTGCCGCTGTATGACTGTGGGCCTGCGTCGTTATGATCTCCGACTGTTTTTCTATCATCTCCATCTGCAGGGCAAAAAGTTCTGACATTTTCCGTTCTTCCAGTTTCATAGGTGCCTCGCTGTCTGCTTACGCCTCCCCCGTGTACGGAGTCAGTGTATACGTCCCATCAGAGTTCCGGGTAATGATGTCCGTTTTTGTGCCGGACGATGTGACTTTATACCAGCCGTCGATCTTGCCTATGGACAGGGATGTTTCGGACCGGCCTCCGGCGTACATGCAGTAGTCGAGGACTCCGTCTCCGTCGAGGTCGAACTTGACGATCTCTCCTCTTTTGGTAACATATCCTGCTTTCCAGACGGGGAAGTCGGCAGTCTCCAAAGCCTCCACGCGATGCTGTAGATCCACGATCATGGCGAACATGTCCACCTGTGCGGAATTATCCACCGAATTGGCCGCAAGTACCAGGAGCTCTTCCATCTCGGATTCCGTCAGGTCTCCGAGGACATACAGTCTCTTGATCTTTGTTTCCATCTCGTCTAATTTATAATCGCCCTTGGCGATCACCTGTTCAATAAAATCTCTCATTGTCATACAGAAGCAAACCTCGCTGCCAGCTTGACCTGGCTGTCTACATTGTCGATCTGTTCCTTAAGGATCTGCGCGGCGGTCTTTCTGACCTCCTCGCCGCCCTCTTCTGCAGGTTCTTCCGCTGCAGGCTCTTCCTCATCAAGGCTTCCATCATCTGGGACGTCGCCGGCGTCCAGCTGGGCCTTGAGGCTGTTGTATTCTTCTTCCGCGATCTCTATTACGGAGGCCGGTTCGCAGGCAAAGCACGGATCAGCCATCCATGTGTCGTGGTAAAGAGTTCCTCCGCAGTCAACCGCCTCCACTCTGTCGGGATCTGAGATAATAATGATCCTGTGCTTAGCCTGGTACCTGCGAAAATCACCATCCGTGCATACCCCCAATACCACTCTGTCTTTTACGACCTTGTAAAAGCTCATAATCTCAACACCTTTCTTTGATGTTCTGCGTTTGTTTTTAAGTACACTCATAGGTTCATCCTGTGCCGGGCGGGCCGGTGGCCCGCCTTATAAGGGGAATCAGATTGAGAAGCCGAGCGCGAGCCCGTAAGAGCCCGACGCGTTGGTGTAGCTGGCGCCGCCGGTGCCGTAGACACTGCAGAAGCTCGACGCGTAAGACGCATAAGGCGACCGCAACCACCATACCCAAGCTCTTAACCAAAGGCCTCCATCTCCAGCAACTATGTTGTCACTTGACGACACTTTGCGACAGCCAATAGTTGTATGCTTCGCAGCGGTCGCTGCGGATATATAAATGTATCCGTAAGACGAATTTCCGCTGTCGATCCAGATGTCTCCCTCGCGGATGGTGTATCCTGTCAGCTGTGTCGGATCAGTTCCGGAGGTGATGACCTGCGCGTCGTCATGCCTGATGATTCCATTGAATTTGATTCTTGCAGCATTCGATGTGAACCAGCTGATAGGGGATCCCTCACTGTCATAAGGGGATCCTGTATATCCGCCGATTTCTCGGGTGGCCGCCAGGTAAATCCTGTCGTTGGAAACAATGATCTCCGACGACCTGTTTCCTGCCGAAGCAGGGATCTTGACCTGTTTGATCATAGCCTGCCAGCCATAATCCATTCCATTGAATACGCGGTCGTTCAACATTCCCCTCAGCGCCGATTCTTCCCAGCCACCTACATTCGTACTGGTGGGATTCATCACCCTGAGCCTGGTGAGCATGTTGTTGGCCAGCCATGAGGAGTTAGCCTTCACCGATGTTGTTCCGGCAAGCCTGTACCTGTCAGCTCCGGCAAATTCCATACGTACCGGCTCATGGATCCACGATGCAAGCTTCCTGGCTACGTTGGCACCAAGGTCCGCATACCAGATCTTACACCAGTGTATCCAGCCTTTCCCGTAGTAGTCATGGCCGCCGTCAGCTGCAAATCGCACAGCGCCGAAGGAAAGGACCCCGTCGAACTGCGTACTCCGCGTCCGGATCAGCTCCGCCAGGGTCAGGTTGAGATCATACTGGTTGGCCGACGTCACATCAGAAGCATAAATGAACAGCTTGTTGGACCCGGCCTTGTGCCTTATGACCACGATATGCTGTCCGTCCGCTGTCCCGACCCGCTGTTCCTTGTCGCCCCACTGGAGCACTGGGTTGGCGGAATATCGAATCCTGAATCCCTCAGAACCGGTTTCCTCAAAGCAGGAAATCAGCGTCCCGGAGTTCTCGGTAGAGTCGAGATACTCAAACTCCATGGCCATGGTGAAATCAGGGGCCGACTCGTCGAACAGTTTGATCCCGGTATCATAATACTGCGTACCATCAAAGAACCGGTTCTCAAGGATTGTGCGGGATTCAATATTCGAGAAATTGAAATCCCAGCCCATCGTCATATCAAAATAGTCTTTGTCTTCGAAGTAGGTCGACGACAGTCCAGCCTGCGCCACAGCGAAGATCTCCGCCCGTGTCATCAGCGAAGAATCCTTGCCGACAGCAGGGAGTTCAGCACGCTCCCATACTGCGAAGACGTCGAGATCACTCTTAACGCATCCCGTCGACTTATCCCATCCAGCGAAGAGGTTGTATATATACGTCGACTCTTCCTCCGTGTTGACTGGCATTTCGCCGTCGTAAACCGCTTCTTCATCGTAATTTACCGTCTTACTTCGAAGAAATACACCCGGCCTGGCCCACCATTTTACCGTATACGTGCGGATTGTCTCGCTGTACTGGGCTGTGATCGTCTTTGCAGCAAGAACAGGAGACTCTGCATCATCCCACCCCGCATAGGTGTAGGTGAACTGGGCGTCGGCGGCCTTTTCAGGCGTGCTGATAAGTCCTGCGGTTACAGGATCCACCGGAACGGATCCGCGGTCCACATAAGTCTCATACAGCGTTGTCCCATCGTCATTGGCGAAAGTGACAAGGTACTGTGTGACCAGGTTCTGCGGATCGTAGGTGACATCAAGATCCGGCCATGAGCTGTCATAGCTGATCAGCTCCTGGTTGCGAATCGGTCCGGAGATGTACACCTGTCCGGTCAGGAGTGACTGGCTCATCGCTATGATCGCATTGAGCGTTTCCGTCGTGGCCAGCTCCCAGTCGATGCCGAGCACCCTGCAGATCTGCAAAGTGGAGATGGCCGTCTGAATGATGGTCAGTGCATCGATGCTGGAATACTCGCAGGTGAGCGCCTCAAGGTTGTCGTAACTCGCAACCACAAGATCTGTGAGGTACTGGATGTTACGGAACGTCAGGCTATTGATCGTGGCAGGCAGGTGCGCGTGCGTGATCTTGCCGTTGGCCGCGAACAGCACCGACGTAATCGCTGTGCCTTCGGCAAGAAGGCTGACCAGGTTCTCGCAGGCCGACAGATTGATGGAGCCTGTGAGGTTCGGGCAGTTCCGGATATCCAATGTCTCGAGCAGGGTGTTATTGCCCATGTTCAATGTCGTGAGGAACTGGTTGGCGTAGCCGGCTGTCGTGTTGCCGATGATCAGCGTCTTCAGTTTCGACGCCTTGGAGAAATCATTGTCATGGATGTAGCATGCCGACAGGTCGTTGATGGCCTGGATCCTGCTCGCGCAGTAGATCAGAATAGCCGTGTCATCCATTTCAGTGAGGGCTGTCTCCAAAGTGTATTCCGTGCCGGCTTTCGCCCTTACCTGTACAGGAGCCGGGCTGTTGCCGTAGAGCACAGTCAGATACATGTCGGAATAAGGGACCAGTCTCAGCGTGTAGTCCGGAGCAACAACAGCACTGGAAGGCGTATTGCAGCGGAACATGATCTGATCGGCGCGCACCGTTGTTCCCACATACTTGGTGCCGATGTATGCCTCCTGGTCACGCTCAAACTGCCTACGCTGATACTTCTTGCGCCCGTTCATCATCTCGTTCAGGAAGCGGATCGTCCCTGCCTGGTAGGTCCTCAGGTACTTCCTCTCGATATCGAGGCGCCACAGTTCCTCCGGAAACTCCTCCTGCCATGCGTCCCACTGGTTGATCAGGCTCTCTGCCGACCAGCATCCGGCGGATTCCCTGTCAAGGTACATCGCCTGCAGCTGTGAGCGCATAAGCCTCCGGATCCTCATCCAGAATACGGACTGTGCCGCATTGAAAATGAAGCCGGAGCTCGGGTCTCCATCAACTTTATAGTCGATATCTTCCTTGCCGTAGGTCATCGTCAGCTCGCCCGAGTTGTTGATGCCGAGAGCGGTGTCATTGTCGTAGTCCCACAGATCGAAGCGGTAACCGTTATTGATTGCAGCCTTCGCATTGTCGACCGTGTAATACTGCGCATCATCGCCCATCTCCACGGCCTCTGCCTCGGTGATGTAAGTCTTGCCCCAGTGCCAGAACGAGTTCTTTGCCCTGTTGTCGATCATGGTGTATCGTTCGGTGAACAGGTACCAGTACAGCGGAGATTCGGTGATAAACCAGTCCCCGAAGTGTGCCACGAAATCTGCGTCAGAGGACGTGATCACGAACTCATACATATCGCGCCACACCTGCTTTGACAGCTCCTGCTGCGCTTCGATCTCATCGGAACTGATTGTCTCTCCATCCTTTGTCCCCATATCATAGCGGAACTCGAAGGAATCATCCCACGCTTCGTAGAGCGACTGCTTTTTCAGGTTGTTCGCATTATTCCACTGGGCAGCGGTGATGGGATACACCATCGAAACTCCAAGCTCCGGATCATAGGTGATGTTGTCATTGGCATCAAGGTAGACGCCCGTCTGGAACCAGCTGTTCGGCAACGTGTTGTCGGATACTTCAACGACGAATTCCGCGAGGTCAGTAGGATCGTTCACTCTGGTGTTATCCGTCTTTTTCGAATCGCCAATATTGCCGATGCCGTAGAAGTGCCAGCCTGTGTCACCGAACTCCCTGTGGGTCGTAAGATCCGGATCGTTCTCGCGGACGAAGATCACGCAGTTCTGGAATTCCATGCTGTTTTTGATCCTGCTG